TTTTAAAAATGGTGAATTAAAAAAAGAAATGAATAGAAAACTCTCAAGTGAAATTGACTTTGAGGAAAAATTAGATAAACTTAAAACGAAATACTTTTCTTTGAATAAAGATGAAGAAGATTCTTTGGAAAAGATATTTAAGAAACATTTATAAACTGGTATATATTTATAGAAATATGAAAACTTTGAATCTAAATACGAGAACAAATGCGACAACACCGAATGGTGATGCAGGTGGATTATGCTTAGGTTCAGAGGCAAGTGGTTGGTAATTAAAAACAAAGCCAATAAAAAACCCTGAACCTTGAAAGTTCGGGGTTTTTTTTTTGAATATAGAGTAGTTGACCAATAGGTAGGTCCCTTGCTTTGGGAGCAAGTGTGTGCAGGTTCGACCCCTGTCTACTCTACTTAATTTTAAAAATGCTTCGTTGCCGTAGTGGCCGAACGGTCCAGACTGTTAATCTGGTGTGTAAAAACCATCGTAGGTTCGAATCCTACCGAAGCAGCTTTTTTTGAACTCAACAATACTTATAATTAACAACATTTGTTAATCATGAGTAAGTATTGCGAAAAAATTTTAGAATTGAGGAAAAATGGAATGACGTACAAAGAAATTTCCAATGAATTGAATTGTGCGTTATCCACAGTCTCTTATCATTGTAAACTTCATAAATTGGGGGGCTCAGATGGTAGGTTGACCGAAGAAGAAAAAATGAGACTACAGAAACTTTATGACCAATTTGGTTCAATAAAAAAAGTATCTGAAATCACCAAAAATTCTTCGGAAACAATTCTCAAGTATGTGAAAACAAAAAGGAAGAATAAAAAATTAACCGGTTCTGAATCTGTAATTTTATGGAGAAAAAGAACAAAATTGAAATTGATAGAGTACAAGGGAGGAAAATGTGAGATTTGTGGTTATGATAGATGTGTGAGAGCTTTACAGTTTCATCATAAAAATCCTGAAACAAAAGATTTTTCTATTTCAGGAAAAAGTCATAGTTTTGTTAAACTGAAATCGGAAGTTGATAAATGTATATTAGTTTGCTCAAATTGCCATTCAGAAATACATGACGGAATGATTGAAATTTAGGTCTTATAGTTAATCGGTATAATATCGGCTTGTCGCGCCGAGGTGCGGGGTTCGACTCCCCGTGGGACCGCAAGAAGCGGAAGTAGCTCATTCGGTAGAGCACGACCTTGCCAAGGTCGGGGTGGCCAGTTCGAGCCTGGTCTTCCGCTCATCGGTGGTGGGACCCAGTAAGTATGTGATGAGCATACACCCACAAATTGCCTCCTTAGCTCAGCAGGTAGAGCAACTGATTTGTAATCAGTAGGTCGTTGGTTCGATTCCGACAGGAGGCTCTAAAATTTTAATTTATGCAAGTTTTTTGGACTTATTATTTGATTTGTTTTGCCTATTGTCTTTTCATGTCTGTTAGAAGATGGAATAGAGATGCAATGGCTGGTGGTCTTGGTATCTCACCTGGTTTGGATACTTTGGGACTTTTAATTATGTGTTGGATTTTAGCTCCTGTGGATATATTTCTCACATGGGTAAGAGTGTATAAAGAAGCTGAAGAAGCAAGACGAAATAATACAAAAGTATTCTAATGACGTACTCGGACGAATTGAAAGTTTGTTGGTATACACCAAAGTGATTATTATCTTGTCTCTAATATTAGAAACCCATATTCAAGAATGGTTTCTTTGTTTACTTTAGACTCTATTCATAAAAACAATTACAATTTGGATTTTGAAAAATGGTGTGAATATGCGTTAAGTGATGATAAATTTGACCAAGCTTTTCAGCTTAGATATGAAAGAAAAATACTAAGTTTGGATAAAAAATTCGACAAGTTTATTAAAGTTGAGAGACTGAGTGATGATTTGAAAACGTTATCATTCATAGACTTCAGCAATCCCAAAATCCAAGATATTTGGCAAAGAAATATATTGAATAACGGATATACACATGAGTTCAAAAACATTAAAAATGATGTGAGAACAAATTGGTTCGATTTTTATACAGAAGAATTAGCGGATTTAGTTTATAATAATTTGAAAGAACAATTTGATTTATTTGATTACGAAAGAACCTCTTGGAAAAATGGCACATCCTAATCTACACGCAAAAAGCTCGGCAAAAAAATTTGGAGGAAAACCCGAAGATTACATTCATTTACATGAGTGGTTAGATGAAACCAAAGGTTGGTTTGGTGATTCTTTACATCGTATGTTTAGACACCATTCAGAAGGTATTTTCGAAATGGAAAAAAGGTTTGGAAAAGAGTTCAAAAACAGCTAGACACCATTCAGAAGGTATTTTCGAAATGGAAAAAAGGTTTGGAAAAGAGTTCAAAAACAGCGATGGTAAAACGGTTTATACTAGGTATGTTGGAGAACAACATGTGAAGGAGGATTGTAATAATTATATCCCATCAGCCAAAGAATGGGTAAATAATATAACAAGTAACACACGACCAAGTTGGATGATTAAAACAATAAAATTAGAGTTTGAAGACTGATATTTATAACATTATGAGCAAAATACTAACATCAGAAGAAAAAAAATACTTACAGAGAATTTGTAGATACTTGGGTTCATTAGGAATGAACCATGGTAGTATTGATTTCGAAATGGAATATGGTGAATTTGATACTAATGACTATAATTGGAACCGTATTACTCATTTCTCTAACAATTATACTGCGGAAATTCCTGACGGATTAAAAGAAATCTGTAAAAAACTGCTCAAGTATGTTGAAGAAAACGATTTAATTAATAATCCAGATGTCGAAAATTTAAACTGGGAACGAATTGAAATCGATGTTGATTGTGACGAGTCAACAATCTCTGTTGTTCATGATTATAATTACTTCGAAGCTAGTGATACTGAGTCAGTCACAAGAAGTTTGGAAGAAGATGGTGACGATGAAAGCTTAATGGAAGTGTTTGATGTTTTGGAAAATGATGATGAAATTGATGAAAGAGTTCTAAGAATTGATTATAACGGTAGTGGTGATAGCGGATACTTAGAAGACGCCTTTGATAATATAGGGGTCGATGTGCCAGCACAAGTTCAAGATTACTGTTATGGTATTTTAGAAAGTAATTTTGGTGGTTGGGAAATTAACGAAGGCTCACAAGGATATTTTGAAATTGATTTAGATAGAAAAGAAATTACTCTCTATCACACATCCAATCTTGATGAAACAGGAAGAGATACTGTTTTTGAAGAAGACTTCTAAATTATTTGTTTTTTTAACCCAAATCTTTTATTTTTGTATTATACCTTGGTGGCGAAATCGGTATACGCGCAAGACTTAAAATCTTGTGGACAGAAAATGTCCGTGTGGGTTCAAGTCCCCCTGAGGTACTTTGGTCCTGTAGTTAAATGGATATAACTACTGCCTTCTAAGCAGTAATTCGTGGTTCGAGTCCACGCGGGACTACAAGAGTGTAGACGAAAGTAATTCTACGGTCAGTGCGCATATTCCGTAGATAGCAAGTAGAAACTTTGGGGGTCAGTACAACCCCCCTCTTTTTATACCCCGATGGCGTAACGGTAGCCGCGTTGGTCTTAGGAACCAATGACTTCGGTCGTGAGAGTTCGAGTCTCTCTTGGGGTACCAATAGAACATATGTATATTCAAAGTCCATTAGTCCCAACGAGACAAGAAAAATATGAAGTAAATTATAACCGTCAGGATATGTGGGTTGAACCAACTGAGTACAACCCCATCGGTAGTCGATTTTGGACCCCGCCAAACGATTTTCTCGATAGACCTGATACTTGTGTACAAATTATAAAAGACAGGTGTAAAAACGGTTATATGGAGTTATTAGACTCTTTAGGATTTATTCACAATAGAAACCCAAAAATAACTGAGTCTTGGATTCAATATTACAACCCCACAGAAGGTAGAGGTCATAACCAACATAATCATTGTCGTTGGTCTCCTGATGAAGAAACTGTATTGAATTTTGTGGGTGGTTATTATCTTTCAGACGGTAACCCAATAAAAGACCATCCTTACAGTGGTGTTTTTACGTTTCACATCAGAGGTATGTCTTATTTCATTCGACCGAAAAAAGGTATGCTCATGATTTGGCCTTACGATATTGTACATTCTGTGAAACCATTTTATGGTGAAACTCAGAGATGTGTTATCAATTTCAATATTCAGGACATATAAATTATTTGTTTTTAAAAAACTTTTACTATATTTGAAGTAATTATTATAACAATGAGAACACAGGTACAGCATATTGTATATAGTCATCAACAAGAGATTTGTTGGATTAAGACACGCCCTGTAGTCTCGTGAGAAGCCTATAATTCCTGAAGAGTTATATATAAGACCTCGAACTACAGAAATGAAGTTCGGGGTTTTTTCTTTTTGGGACTTTTGGTTCTTTGAAGTATTGGTTGTAAATTTGTAATTCTTGGCCCCGTCGTCTAAAGGTTAGGACGCCACCCTTTCACGGTGGAGATTTCGGTTCGAGTCCGTGCGGGGCTACAAAATAAAATGTTATGAACGAAAAATTATTTGAAGCACTTGATGCTCTTTGTATGATGTGGGAACAATATTGTGGAGATGAATGGGGTCACATGTGTATGTCCGCAGGGGAAAATGCTGAACATGTTTTGAGTCAATATGGTTTATTGATTTCTAAGGGAGGGTATGAAAGAGAAGTGAATTGGGATAGGTTAGAAGAATTAAAAAAAGAAATTAAATAAAGTAAGATTATTAGGGTCAGTTGGTCGAGTGGTTTAGGCGGTAGTCTGCAAAACTATTTACACAGGTTCGATTCCTGTACTGACCTCCACAATGGAATGTAGCTCAGCTGGTAGAGCACTATTCTGATACGATAGTTGTCGGCGGTTCGAGCCCGCCCATTCCAACAAAATAAAATGTTATGAGACGTAAAATCATTTTTATCGATGTAGATGGACCACTGGCATGGGGAACATGGGGTGACGGTAGAGTTACGCTCAACGAAGCTTCTAAGACCTTCACAATCCCTTATCCATGGGTTCAGGAGGACTGCCAAGCATTACAAAAAATTTGTAACGAAACAAATGCGTCTTTGGTTGTAAGTTCAGATTGGAGAAAACACTTTAGTATAATTCAACTCAAAAGAATTTTTCAATACTATGGTGTAACCGCACCGATTGTAGACATTACAACTCATCAGTACCTTTGGAACAAAATGAGTAGACCATCTATAGAATGGGAGAGAGCCGCAGAAATCACAAAGTGGGTTAAGGACAACAAAATCACCAATTGGATTTCAATTGATGATATGAAACTTGATGAACAATACAAGTGGTTGAAACCAAGAATTCCAATGTGGAGACACGTACAGGTAGATGGTGATTGGGGTCACGGCGGAAGACTAAGAGACAAAATTGATGAATGTATAAAAAAATTAGAACGATGAAAAAAAGATTATCATTAGAACAGAAGAGAGAAAAAATGGTCGTTGATATGATTAATAAAATGTTCGAAATCGCAGGACATTCAGTAACATACGATGATGTTAAAGACCGTAAAGATGATTGGTATACTCAATGGACTATGACTGTCGAACAAAACGATGAGTGGAAAGATTGGGGTCAGAAATACCTCATCAAAGAACTCAAAATGAATAAGAAGTATGCTGAAACTCAAATGGGGATGATTTCCTTAATGTGGGGATTAAAGTTTAGTAATTTCAATTTATAAAGCGTAAATTTGTGATATGAAAATCAATAGAGCGGATTTGTTATGGTTCCTGAGTAACATCCGAAGAAAACAAGAAGGAAAAGAACTTACTGACGAAATGCTAGTTGACCATATGGCACATTATATGGAGGCAAATCCGAGATGTGTTGATATGCAAGGTGTTAGTACACCAGGTAGGTTCAGTTATTCTACTGTTGGATATGGTGTATTCAGTTTGATGGGTGAGAAGTATAGAATGGGTAGGATTGAAATATTCGACAGAGAAAGTGATAGCGGATATCAAGTGTCTGAGGGAATCTATACAATGCCTTTTGAAGCGGCAAGTCAATTTGAAGATTTTATCGAATCTTTGGAAACTGACCTACCAATAAACATCGAAATAGGTTCTCATGGATGGTGTGAAGAGGAATGCGCAAAATCTTTGGGTTTTGAAAACACTGAAGCTATGAGAGACCCTGAAAACGTAAAAAAGTATCAAAGAATGAAAAACGATGAATACGCACGTGAACAAGGGTATGAAGATTGGGACGACCTATTAGCTAAAAGTAAATGGACAAAAAAACAAGGATAATGAAAGTTGTAATCGTAAGTGGATATTTCAATCCTGTCCATAAAGGACATATTGAATACTTTATCAAATCAAAAGAACATGGAGACAAACTCTATGTGATTGTGAATAACGATTTTCAACGTGAGTTGAAAGGAAGTAAAAAGTTCCAAGATGAGGACGAGAGATTGGTAATTATCGATAGTTTAAAGATGGTAGATAAAACTATACTATCTATCGATAAAGACAGAACGGTTCGTGAGACGTTAAGAATGATTGCCTCTGAGGTTGAAGAAAACGTAGAGTTGTTTTTTGCAAACGGAGGAGACCAAAATAACGACACAATACCTGAAAAACCAATCTGTGATGAATTGGGTATCAAACTGGTTGACGGTTTGGGAGACAAGATTCAGTCCTCATCTTGGTTATTAAAATAATAAAAAGCGTGCGTAGCTCAATTGGTAGAGTACTAGTCTCCAAAACTAGGAGTTTCAGGTTCGAGTCCTGACGTGCGTGCAAAATGTAAACTTCAGTACCCACACAGTGGTGAGACGGGCTAAGTTAGATACGATTCCTCGGAGCTGGGAGTAGAATGCTGAAGAACATTTATAGGTTGATTGGGGAATGGTGAAATTAATGACTCGAGAGTGTATTTCGGTCAGTTTCATCGGAGTTGGGAGAAATACACCTGAGTAATGCCAATCGTAAAAGGAGTTGTCCACGCAACCATCTTCTCCTTTCCTTAATTTGGGAGTATCGCCTAGTGGCAATGGCAGAAGACTGTAAATCTTCCCTCTTTCGAGTTCGTTGGTTCGAGTCCAGCTACTCCCACAAAATGATTGAAGTCCTGAGTGGTATCGGGAGGAAGTAACACAACCAAGTGTAACAATCATTTATGGACCCCTAGCTCAGTAGGTTAGAGCAAATGACTCATAATCATTAGGTCCACGGTTCGAGCCCGTGGGGGTCCACAAGACAGACACACGCTTCCCATGGTGTTAAAGTACAAGGATAATGAAGAGAATAATACGTCTCCTTAGGTCTGTCTGAAATTGTCGTATGGTGTAACGGTAACACAACAGATTTTGGTTCTGTTTTTCAAGGTTCGAATCCTTGTGCGACAACATATGGTGGACGTAGCTTAGTTGGTAGAGCACTAGCTTGTGGCGCTAGTTGTCGTGGGTTCGAATCCCACCGTTCACACACGAGGAGAGTTGCCTGAGTGGTTAAAGGAGCGGTTTGCTAAACCGTGGTCGGGTAACTGACCCGCTGGTTCGAATCCAGCACTCTCCGCACTTTTTTTAACCTACTAGTTGACGATTTAGAAAACTTGTATTATATTTATAGTCTTGAATAGTTATTAAACATTAACCAAAAAAAAGAAAAAAAATGAAAAAAATCTTTGCATTGTTATCAATCGTAGCATTGACGGCTTGCGGCGGTGAAGGTACCTCAACTGAAGTTAAATCTGATTCTTCTGCTGTTGTAGTAGATTCACTTAAAGTGGATTCTGCGGCTGTTGTTGTAGACACTACTGCTGTTAAGGTAGAAGAAGTTAAATAATATTACTTTTTCTTACAAAACTAAAAACCCATCTTTCGATGGGTTTTTTTATTTTAATAATCTTTTAATTTTCTCGATATTCTCATTAAGTTTTTCATCTTCTTCATTTCTTTCTTTTTTGAAAAACTTTGCAACTTTTTTAAAAGGAGCTTTAATTGCGTCTATAACGAATGGGTCGGTTTGTTTTTTCTCACCTGTTTCTGCCCATCTTTTTTGAGTCATTTCCCCTGTTTTTTTGTCGTATCTATTTTTGAAAATTTCAAAAGGTGCTAAAATTAATGATGCCATAGCAGGGTCAGTATAAGACCTTGTGTTAGTTTGGGTTACATTTTCTACTTCATCATCTCCTCTGTATGTTGGTTTTTTTCTTTTTGTTTTTTTCTCAGAATAACTTCTCTCAAATTCTTTAGTATTCAAATTTTCTCTATGATATGAGCGATTCAACAACAAAACTTCAGCAATATCATTTTTATCCATAGAACCTATCACTTGTCCTTCAGACACCGATTCACCGTCTCTAACTCTTGGCTTTGTAACTCCACAATATTGTAAAAAATACCCCATCTCAACAGATTCGATTGTAATTTGATTTTTACAACCTGATATTTTTTTCATGTTATTAATCACCCCATCAACAGGACTTTTTATTACTGAATTTGATGAACCAGGTATTGATATTGTTCCATATCTTCCTGATACATTACTTCCGAAAGATTCATTCAATCCGATTAATTTACCAAGACCCAAAGCAGCTTTGAACAATTCAGGGTCCGAGTTATAACTACTACTACCCCCACCGTAAGGCTTAGAACCTTTTTTTTCTTTATCAGAAGTATTTGTCTCGGTTGAAGAATCAGTTTGTGTTGTAGAATCTGAACTTGAGTTCTGAATAGGGTCTACACTATAGTTTCCACCTGAGTATTTTTCTACAGTCCATTTTATCAATTCCGTGATAGTGTTTTTGTCTCCACTTATATCTACACCAGCACCTACAGGAGGCTCTCCTTCAAAGGTTTTGTAGTGAAAACTGTGTTTTGTGTGAACATCATCAACTTTACCATTTGGGTCTCTTTTAGCATAAGGGTTTTCTGTTGTTCTCAAACCCATTTCGTGGGCTTTATCAATAACGTCCATAGCAACATCTCGATTTGTGAAACCGATGTGTAAGTGGTTATCATGGTTATTCCAAGTTATACCATCTACTTTTCTACCACCATCAAAACCAAAACCTACGGTTCCGCCTTTTTTTGTTGCGGGGTTATAAACTAATTCGTCGATACCTGAGATGTCGGCTTCAGAAAATACCATTTTCTTATTCTCAAGAATGATATCGTAAATTCTGTTTATGTTTTTTAGTTCTCTACTCATTAGTTATAAATATTGATGGTGGAATAAAAAAAACCGAGAATATCTCGGTTATCTGTTTGAACTATAATTCAATACTTTTTTACCCGTAGTTTCAACTTCTTTTTTTTCAACTATAGGTTTTGGTTCGATAGGAAGTACTACTTTTTTCTTTTTTTCAACTTCTTTTACTAATCCGAATTTAACCCATTTATACCAAACTCTTTCATGAATATAATATTGAATTGGTTTATACAACAATTCAACTACACCAAATGCTGCACCAACTTTCACACTTCCTGATGCCCACCACATAGCGAGAAAACCTATACCTGTACTTACTACTCTGTAACTTATTGTTTTTGCTAAGTGTCTTTTGTACGAAACTTTAATTTGACTCATATTTGTCTATCTTAGGAGGACCATCGAGGGTTTTAAATCCCATGTTCCTTTCTAAATTTATTCCAACAGCCCTATCAAGTTCAGGTTGCTCGGGGTCTTTATCATTAAGAATAACTCTCGTTCCCCTACCACAATCCATAACAAGTTGATGATATTGGACTCCAATTTTTTTCAACTCATCAATGGTGTAGTCTCTGTAAGATTCTGGACGTGCTGTAGTTATAATTATCACAGCACCAGATTTGTGCTGTTCGTTGATGTAATCAACAACTTCTTTGATTGGAGTCAGAATTGCTGTTGCCAACTCATTAAATTTCCTGTATACAACCAATGTTCCATCAATATCGACGAAAAAGGTAGGGTTTTTTGTTACTTTGCTCATATTGAGCGGAAGACCAGGTTCGAACTGGCTACCCCCGACTTGGAAGGACGGTGCTCTACCAAATGAGCTACTTCCGCTTAGGTTATTCGGGTTCTTTTTCCATCAGAATCCACAACATAAGATAGGTGAAAATAACTGGAAGTGGACTCCATATTGCAGCGAAACATAAAATTTTGACCAATAGTGGTTCAATTTCAAAATAATTGGCAAGACCTGTACATACGCCAGCCAATGTTCCATTTTTACTTCTGTATAATTTTTTCTTTTCCATAGTTCAAAAAAAAAGTGGTCAGGGACTGATGGGATGCTATACCTCGGAGTCGACTTCCTTTCACCGCTGCAGTCAGTTACATCAGTATGACCACCACTCGTTAAAATGTAACATTATCGCCAGGTTCCCATTCTTCTTCTTCCTTGGGAATATTTGGGTCAAGTTCTACCTCAACATTCAAAAAAAACGACATGAATTTTAACGTTTTATTATTTTTTCAAATATAATACAATTTTAAGTATTCTCAAAATTGATTTTGTTCATTTCTTCGATTGATAATCTTTCCATCTTCCATTCTAACCACACATTCATATCTTTGAGTTGTTCCAAAGTGTTTTCATGAATTAAAATAAAACCTTCGGGTGCCACACCATCAAACTTTGAAATTGTACCACGTTCTTGAAGGATTTTTTTGATATCAACCATAAAACAAATGTAAAAAAATTACTTTTCATAACCAAAAAGTTCGAATTGATTTTTCATAAAAAAATAAATTAATTCTTTATTCCTTTCAGTCAAGAATTTTTCTTTTTCTACTTTGAATCTATTTTCGTTTATTTTTTTTTGTAGAATTTCTTGTAATACTCCTGATTTATTCAAATTCGAGTCTTTCACAAATGGAATTTTCATATAATCATCATAAAGGTTCTCTAAATGAATTATATAAGTTGGATTGATGTCTTCAGGTATTATGTACATTGGGTTCAATTTTTCAATTGATATAGTTACGTGATTATAAAAATCTTCAGGTGTGGGGGGTTCTTGTTTTGTCCAAGTAAATAAAAATCTCGATAAGAACCTATCATAAGGGTTTCTTATGGTCATTATTATTTTGGGTTCATTTGTATTGGGTGGTAAATAAAAACTATGAACTGTTGATATAGCAGGATTGGCAAACTCAGTGTTCGTTTCTAAATTTCTTGTGTATGTTTGAAAATCAAAATAAGTGAATATCCAAGAAGCTGTTACGGTTCCAGACTTCATTGGTAGTATCAAATAAAAATCAAAAGTTTTTGAATATATATAATTTTCCCACCTCATATTTATATCTATATAATTTTCCCCCCTCATATTTATATCTATATAATTTTAGTCGAAAGACATAAATTTTAAACCCAAATATATGGACGATGCAAATAAACAGGGAAACGTGGCAGAAAACTCTAAAAGAAAATCTGTCTCAAATATTTTTAATGTTGGCTCTGTTCTTCAATCCGTTTGGATTCGATGCCGTTCAATATTCCCTAATACTTTGGACAGGAAGTTTATGGAAAGCGAACTTCGTTTTGTATTGTATTGCGGGGCTTTTCTTTGGTTTATATATATACTTTCGAAGATTATCTAAAGTGCCTTGAGCTTCCCCTCTTTGAAGGCATTGAAGTTTGGACCTTTTATTAAAAGGAAATCTTTTCCAACTTTTCTATAACCTAAAATTCCTGCGTTTTTTGCAGCCGCGAAGAATGACGAGTGTTGACCTCTCAAATCACGAGGTTTCATTACAAATCCGTCTTTAGTTCTTTTGTACATTGTCTTACCATCTTTAGTAATTTTGTTTAAAAATCCTATATCTGTAAGGAAATCAAGTTTTGTTCCTATTTTACCTGATTCTAAGAACTTCACAAGTTTTTCAATCCAACCTTTTTTCCTACCAAAAGTGTAACCATACGATGGTCTAAAAAAACTTGATGTACCAACAATCTTTTCTCTGAGTTTGGTACTTTTTTTAACTTCATCTAAACACCTACTCGAAATGTAAGACCTAACTCCCTCTGCAGTGCTTCCTATTGTGTCCATTATTTTAAACTTTACATCAATTCCAAAATTTTCCAAACCCAAATCGATAAAATAGTCTTCCTCGATGTGATTGTCTAAACCCATGAAACCAATACTCGCTTCAAAATATTCTTTATTAGTTGACTTGAAAGTTACAAAAACCTGATATTCGTCAATCAGAACGTTATCCAATACTACAGCCAAACTTGCTTCAGTGTGGCCTGGTCCCAAATCGTTTATACCTTGAAAACCCTCAATAACTACACTTAATTCTGATTCAGTTCCAAATAGTTTTTTATCACTTCTTTTTGTTACACCGAATGAATTGAAAATTTCATTTAAACGTTTTTCTTCAGCTGAGACTTTAAAAGTTTTATAATTTTCTTCTATGGCATCTATAATCTCAGGAAATGCGTATTTGAATATTGCGATTTCTCTTTCTCCCATCGGAGAATCTTTGGAATCCCAAAATTTGGGATAACCTGAATTATCAAAATGAATTGCAACTTTCGAATAATCTTTGTCTGTTGAATTAGCTTTATTGATTATGTAATACAAAGCCTGACTTCCTGACGTGTAACGCTGAAAATGGTCAGGTGATTGAGCTGTGGTACACCATTTAGTGTTGGAACCGTACTTACAAGACGCACCGTGAGATTTCGGTAAAACAACCAAAAATTTATCGTCCTCGTAAACTTTTTCTACCTGATTTTCTGATTCCTTTTTTTTCTTTTTTTCTCTGATGTATAGAATAACTTTCTCAAGTTCATTTAAAGACACGTATTGATTTATATCTTTTTTCGGAAGTTGAGATTGGTATTTGTCGAAATCCTTTATTAAATCAACTAGTTTTTCTAATTCGAAAGTGTCTAGTTCTCCATCACCGTCTGTATTTTTTAATACAAAGTCAGTGTATTTGTGGTTGAAATCTTGTAAATCGGAAATGTTAAGAATAAACTCTAAATCCTCTTCATTGAATTTAGTTGAATATTTTTTTCTTAAATCTTCTTTACGACCTTCCTTTAATAAAATTGAGAAAAACTTCATATGGTATAAATACCAATTATTTCCAAAACAACTGAATAAGTAAGATGGTCAAACTTAGGACCAAACAAACAATTGTTTTGAGAGACAAAGGCTCTTTCAACATAATCCAAGCCATAATTGAAAAAATCAAAACACCGATAGAAAACCCAATAATACGATTTGGCCAGGTTTGACCATCATATAGGTGTACCATTTCTCTACTTGCAAGAATTACAAAATAACCAATTGGTACTCCAATTAAAGACATTAAAAAAGGATGGTCTTTAATCCATTTATTCCACAAATGACCTTGTAGTTGATAGAAAGTGAAAATCTGTGAAAGTATGTATACTGAAAATATAAAAAATATGGAACCTAATTTACTCATGTCTAAATTATAATAAAAATTAAGTAAATAAAAAACCCCCATCCGAAGATGAGGGTTAATTAATTTTATTGATAGAAATTATCTACCGAAAATATATCTCAATCCGAGTTGAGCTTGCCAAACATCAAATACAGATGTGTTCCACTGATAAGTGTCTCTGATAAGACCTACAGTAGTTGTACCATTTGCATTTAACACTGGTTGCGTTGATAATCTGTAAACAGGTTCACCTGCTGTGTTAGTTGATGAGTAACTGAGAATTGCTGGGTTTGTAGCTCTTTGAGATACACCCCAATCAGAGTTAACCATATTACCAAAGTTTAAGATATCCAATCTAAGTTGGAATGTGTTTCTTTGACCTTTGATATCTACAAAGAAATCTTGTTGTATGGAGATATCAAATCTGTGTAACATAGGGATTACTGAAGCGTTCCTTTCAGCGTATTGACCTCTTCTTGTTGAAAGATATTTGTCTTGGTCAATGTAAGCATCGAATGCCGCTTGTTGTTGTGCTTCAGTGAAAGTTACACCACCTGAAGTGAATGAAGCAAATCTGATGTCTGTAGCTTTGTTAGGAACAAAGATAAGTTCATTGTTGTTTACTCTATCACCGTTAAGGTCACCTGCTACGAAGTAGCTGAAAGGATTACCTTGTTGACCTACATAACCTAAAGTGATTGTTGTTGCACCAGCACCTTTCTTAGCACCATTTTCTAACTTATATCCTACAAGTCCTACGACTCTGTTTGGAATCCAGTTATCCGCGAAAGCTAATGGTAAATCATTATTACCGTTAATAGCTCTTGCTGACTGCCAAGAACCTGAAGCAATTGAACCCGCACTCATATAATCTTTTGATAAAGATGTAGTCCAAGCTAAAGAACCCCAAAGTCCTTTTTGAGCTGGATATTTTAACTCAAAAGTTGCAGATGTATTATAAGCACCTTCTCTGTTAGTTAATACCGCACCCATTGATACGTTATCATTAACTCTAACTCCTGCGTCATTTCTTGCGAATACCGCTCTTTTATCAGGACCGTTAAATGCACCTACAGGAGCATCTAAGTTTGAATTATAGTAATGAACTGCGTTAAGGAATCTGTTGTACATAAGTTCCACAGTACCTATAAAACCTAAAGGTAACTTTTTGTCTGCTGCTAAGTTTGTTTTCCATACTTGTGGAAATTTGTAATTAGGGTCTGTGAATGCTAAGTCAAATGTAGAAGGTAATGTTGGAGTCTGAGGGATGAAGTATTGATTAGGATTAGCAGTGAAACCGTAGTTTGCAGCTGCAGCACCCGATACATCAATAAATCCTGTTAGAACACCATTGTTACCTACTTGGTTAGAAACGAATACATATGGAGGTCTTCCTGTGAATACACCTGAACCACCTCTAACCTGTAAATCGTTTTTACCTTTGTGATTGTAATTGAAACCAATTCTTGGTTCGAACAATACTTGAGTCTTAGGAAGAACTCCTGTATTGAATTTTTCACCACCAGCAAAAGTCATTGCTGTTACTGCTTTGTTCTCTAAAGCTGTGTTTTCAAAACCGATAACAGCAACTCTAAGACCTCCTGTGATTTTCAAATTCTCATTGTGTTGATATTCATCTTGAGCATATAAGTCAAGACGTGAAGTTTTCAAAACTTGCATTGGTTCAATTCCACCAGGTAAAGCTGAGTAACGAAGTTGGAATCTTGCAGGTGCAAGAGTTGAAGGTCTTCCACCGTTAGCAATCGATTGATTTGCTGCTGTGTAGAAGTCATTAAGAGAATTGAAGATATAAACACCATTAGATGCAGGATAAAATAAGTTGTTAGAACGGTACTTTTCGAAGTTAACACCTGCTACTATTGTATGTTTGTCCAAAAATTTGGTCAAGTTATTAGTAACGTGGAATGTGTTGTAATCTAACTTATTACCAGGTGTGAATGGGTCAAAACCTACTGAAGCGTATGTTGCAGTACCATTCATAATATCAATAGTTGGAAACATCTGTGAAAGATATCCTCTATTTTCAATCTGAACATCATAACCAACAATCAAGTTGTTGTGTAATGTGTTTGAGAACTTGCTGTTGAGTTCTAATACAGAGGAACGAGTGTTATCTTGAATAATATAACCACTGTTCTTGAAACTCATTGCATTGAACTGAGTAGTTCTGTTACCAGCACCTGCTGATTGTGAGTTTGAGATATTAATCTCAGCTGATGAGTTGTGGTGTACATAACGACCAGTCAATTTATGCTTGTCGTTTATGTTCCAATCCAATCTAACCAAGAATTTCTCAGAAGTGTTTGCGTTATTATAGTTTTCCCATGGACCTGTTTCATAGTTGAAATTTGTTCTCATGAAATCAGATAGAGTCTTCATATCTGAATAAAGTACTCTTGAGATTTGAGAACCTGCTAAAGGTGAACCTTGAGAAATCCAAGTAGTTCCTGGTTCGGTTTTCTCCAAACTTTCGTAGTTACCAAAAATGAATAATTTGTTTTTGATAATCGGAGCACCTAATCTGAAACCTCTGATTGACTCTTCAAATTTTGAAGCAGTCACTGTTGTTCCTTTAGCGTTGTTACCTACGTAACGTTGATTGTCTCTGTTGAACTGATAATAAGAACCTTCAACTTTGTTTGAACCACTTCTTGTAACTGCGTTGATACCAGCACCAACGAAACCACTTTGACGGATGTCGAAAGGAGCTACGTTGATTTGAAGTTGGTCAATCGCATCCAAGGAAATAGCACTTGAACCTGTTCTACCACCCGCTTGAGCTGAAGAACCAAGTCCAAAACCATTATTAAACTGAGAACCGTCGATAGTGAAATTGTTTAATCTACTATCCGCTCCACCGAACGAACGACCATCACCCATTGGATTGTACTTGGTGATTCCGTCGATTGTTCTCGCACCTGTAATGGGAACAGAAGTTAATTCTCTTCTACCAAACTGCTGAGACGCACCTGTTCTGTCGATACTAAAAGTGTTGTTTCTATTGAAACTAACAACAACTTCCTGTAGGGACTTGATATCTTCAATCAAAATAACCTCTAAAGTAGTTGTAATACCCAAAGAGGTGTTGATATCAGATAGTTCCTTCATTTTGTAACCCACGAAAGATACATGGACTACGTAAGGACCACCAGGACGAACAGCGGGAATGGTAAAATTACCAACTTTGTTTGTGGATGCACGATATTCAGAACCCGTAGGTTGATGAACAACGTGAACCGATGCTCCCACTAAAGCATCTCCTTTTTCATTTTTCACAACACCAGACAGGGCAGATGTAGTTATTTGCCCGAAAGATGTTAGAGTCACTAACAAGGATAAAAGCGACGCGAAAATTGCTTTTTTCATGTTTTTTTTGTTTATTGGTTTATAAATAAAAAAATCCCGTGGGTATAAGCCGACGGGACTTTGCTATTCGCGAAGTTAAGTTCGTGTACAGGTAATAAAAATTTTTCATAAAATTCCTCTCCAAAAAATAAGTATTCATAGACTCACACAAAACTTTAAAAGTATATTAAGAAATCTTTGAGAAGTCAAACAAAAAACCCCAAGTTAGACTTGGGGTTAATCTGGTGGAGAAGACGGGATTCGAACCCGTGTCTTGTTCGCGATAACTATAAATGACTACACGTTTATTACAACATTGTTTCTCAATGTTCCGAAATATTAGGTTTGATATTTGTGAGAACCCCACCTACAAACAACTTGGTCTCAGAATTATTTTAAACGAGCTCTGACCTGTGACCCGTAAATTGGACTTCTGTTCCTAGGTTAATGTCCTAACCGACCCGAGTAGTTGTGTCTTAATTAAGCAACAACTGTAGCTTCTTCAGCGATTAAACCGATAGCAGCCATTTTAGCAAAAGTATTGCCGTTTGTGTTTCAAATCAGTTTTTAAGGAGTTAATTCAGCTCCTACGTGCCACTTATACCTACACACGCCAATCAATGCCATGTCTTCCCCAATAATTTCAATGAACAAAGCAAATATAGGTATAAATATTCTATTTCCAAACCTAACTTCTATTTATTTAATATGGAATTAGGTGACTCGTTTTATGGTTTAAGAAATTTCGTTAAGGGTAGAATATCCAAATATGAATTGGAGGGTATTGACCCTGCAATTGATAGAATCATCTTGAATTCTACAAACCCTGCACAATCCACTGTAATACTTGACTTCGAATCATTTGAAAAATTAGGTAAATTGATAGGATTGAGTGACGATGATATTTGGTTTTATCAAATGGTTACATCACCATACCAACGATATGAGGCGTATGATTTCTACACGGCTGACGATGATTGGAAACAAGGTTATGGTGCTTGGTATGATATTAGTGATGAAAATATGGAGTTGATGGAAAAAATTGCGAAATATTACTTCAATACCGTAATTGATTGGAATGATAATGATAGTATGGGAGAGTTTGGTGCAAAATTGGACAAATTTTTCCCAAAAAGTGTTACTAGTATTGTTCAAGATTGGACACATGAAAAAAACCGAGAAATGAATTATGTCGCACGTGAACATGTAGAAAAAGAACTCGACAATTTTTTGAAAAATTTTGGATTGGATTTATATGGCGGAGACAAAATAAAAAGCACTGTGGCTGATTTAATTTCATTGTATCTACAATTCGGAGTACCCCACCTTTCTTTAACAAAACTTTTTAAGGAAGTTTTTAAGGGCTCGGATAGAACGATAGGTGGTTGGGACGAAGATAGGTACGAATATCAAGATGATGAACATTTTGATAAAACCTCTTATAATAGAACGGTGGAAAAAGAATTAGAAGATATACTTGAGGAACTTGAAGAAAAGGAGGATGGGAACTCACTTCAAGACTTTGTAAAAATGGTTGATAAAGTATCAAACAAATATAAAATAAATGTTTGGTATGATTTACCCAAAGATGATAAGGTTATTTTTAAGATTAGAGGGTTTGATAGAAAAGATGGAAAAATTGATGTAAGTTTGAAAAGAAGGGGAACTAATGATTTCAAAGATTTTGCTGTTACAGAAGAAACTTTTTACAGATTACTATACCAACCAGAATTATTTCGTTTGGAATTTTGAGGAATAATTCGTACTTTTGTTTAATGACTAAAAATATAGAATTACTAAAACAAGTTTTGAGTATCCCAACTAAGACTTACAAAGAGGATATGATGATTTCATATCTTTCTAAATGGTTGGCTGCTAATAATATTGAATTTTATTTAGACGATAAAAGAAATATCTACGCAACAAAAAAACCCCAAGGAGAATTACCAAAAGATTTTTATTTTCCTTGTGTAATCTCACACACAGACACCGTTCATAGTTTGGATGTTATCAATGTTATTGAAGAACAACTCCCGAATGCACAAGACGAATTGAAATTATCTCTCAAAGGTTATAATGACTTAGGAAGACCTACAGGTATTGGTGGTGACGACAAATGTGGAGTTTTTGCTTGTATGACCTTACTTCGTGAATTGCCTTATCTCAAAGCGGCGTTCTTTGTTTCTGAGGAAACAGGATGCCACGGTTCTCGTAGTGCAGACCCAAAGTTTTTTGAGAACGTGGGTTATGGGATTCAGTTCGATGCCCCTGAAAATTGGATGATTACTGAGAAATGTTTTGGTCAAGTTTTATTTGACCGTGATTCTGAATTTTTTAAATCTTGTGATGAAGTTTTAACTGAAGGTATGGTGAAAGAAAACATGCAATATATGGTACATCCATATACTGATGTTTATGCTTTGAGAGGTAAGTTCGATTTTTCTTGTATCAATTTTTCAATTGGATACTACAACTATCACACAGCTAATGAATATGTTGTTGTCGATGACGTTTTCAACGGAATTGAAATGGGGAGAAAAATGATTGAAAAATTAGGGTATAATCTACACTATAAAAAGTCACAAGATTATGTTCAAAGGTCTTATATTTTTTAAATAAAGTCTTCTAACTGACTTATATATTTTTTAACCATCGGGTGGTCTTGTATATCATTATATCTGACCCCCGATTTTTTCATTTCTTTCACTTGATTCATAATTTGTGAAAGTTGAAATATAACACCCTGAGACATCATTGGGTAATTTTCTATATAACTTGAAAGTCTGAATTGTTGTTTTGCAAATTCTATGGGGATATCTAATTTGATGATTAGTTTTGCCACCATGTTTTTAGCGAATTGGTCTGCATCCAATTCCATTTCCCAATAGTGTTCATATAATTTTTCCAAATTATCCAAATCGAAATCCGTGAATGGATTTGGCATTTTAATGTCTCTGACTTGTTGGTCGTGCCTGATTTCGTGGAAAATTGTATATAAAAAATCACCAATAGTTCTCATGTTCATTGGTGAACAAATTATAACTTGGTCTCTTGTCCTTACACCTGAGAAACCCGTTGAACATGAATTTAGAAACTTTACATTAACCTTATGTTTTTTGATGTAATTTTTTATAAAGGTTTCAATTACATCAACCTTAGATTTATATTGGTTCGGAAAATTTTCTTTGAAGTGATTTAAAAGTCTTGAGAGATTACTCATTCTTATAAATATAAAAAAAAGGGACTTATCGTCCCTTTTTTTCTACAACTACATTTTCACCATCAACTTTTAACTTGTAGTTTTTATTTTCTAACATTTTTCCTGTTAGTACTTCCTCTGAGAGTAAATCCTCGATTTTATCTTGGATTGCTCTTTTTAGAGGACGAGCACCATATAGTTCATCAAACCCGACTTTGGAAAGATACTCAACCAATGTCTCGTCATAAGACACTTTATAGTTCATGTCCTCGAGTCTACCAATCAACTTCTTAAGTTCGATTTCAGTAATCTTCTTGATATCCTCTTTACTCAAACTGTTAAAGACAATAGTGTCGTCAATACGGTTTATGAATTCAGGAGAGAAGAAATTTTTCATTTCTTTCATCAATACCTGTTTTTTTGCTTCTTCGTTTCCGTAAGCACTTGTACCAAAACCAATACCTGTTCCGAAATCTTGAAGTTTTTTAACACCCAGGTTTGAAGTAAGAATAATCAATGTGTTTTTGAAATTAATCTTACGTCCCAAACTGTCTGTAACGTGACCGTCATCCAAAATCTGAAGTAAAACAGTGAATACATCTTTGTGAGCTTTTTCAACCTCATCGAAAAGGATTACAGAATATGGTTTGTTCTTTACCTTTTCAGTAAGAAGACCACCTTCTTCATATCCAACATAACCAGGAGGAGCCCCCACCAATTTTGAAACAGTGTGTTTCTCTTGGTATTCGGACATATCCACACGAATGAGCGAGTCTTCTGAACCAAACATCTCTTTCGCTAATTGTTTAGCTAAGTGAGTTTTACCAACACCTGTTGAACCCAAGAATACGAATGAACCGATTGGACGATTTGGGTCTTTGATACCGAGACGGTTTCTTTTAATTGCTTTAGCAATTTTCTTAACAGCTTCGTCTTGTCCAATAACCTTACCCATAAGTTCTTTGTCCAAGTTCAAAAGAGCCTTTGTATCGTCAACACTCATTTTGTTAACTGGAATTTTGGTCATATTTGAAACAACATCATAAACATCCTCCAAAGAAATTTGTTTTTTGTTGTTAATCATTTCTTCCTCGAACTTCTTTTTTTCAGCATCCAATTTGTCCAAAAGTTTTTTCTCTTTGTCTCTGAGTTGTGCCGCTTGTTCGTAGTTCTGTTTTTTTACAACTTCAATTTTTTGATTACGGATTTCAGCCGCTTTCTTTTTCAACTCTTCGATTGAAGGGGGAACTTTAAGTTCAGTTTGCATTCTTGCACCAACCTCATCCATAATATCAAATGCTTTATCAGGGAACTCACGGTCAGTAATGTAACGGTCAGCGAGTTTCACACAAGTTTCAATTACTTCATCAGAATAAGATACTTTGTGATAAGTTTCATATTTGTCTCTGATGTTTTTAAGGATTTGAATTGTCTCAACAACAGAGGATGGGTCAACCATTACTTTTTGGAATCTACGTTCCAAGGCTCCGTCTTTCTCAATATTCTTACGGAACTCATCTAAAGTTGTTGCTCCGATAATTTGAATTTCACCACGAGATAGAGCTGGTTTGAAAATGTTAGAACCGTCCATAGAGCCAGCAGAGTTACCTGAACCAACTAAAGTATGAACCTCATCAATGAATACAATGATGTTGGGATTAGCTTGAAGTTCTTCGATGATAACTTTCATTCTTTCCTCAAATTGTCCACGGTATTTCGTACCCGCCACAACTGAAGTCAAATCTAAATTGACCAATCTTTTGTCTATCAAATTTCTCGGACATTCCCCACTTACAATCTTCATTGCAAGACCTTCAACAATTGCAGTTTTACCACAACCAGGCTCACCAATGATGATTGGATTGTTTTTCTTTCTACGAGATAAGATTTGAGCAATCCTCAGAATCTCACGGTCTCTTCCAATTACAGGGTCGAGTTTACCTTGTTCTGCTAACTTATTTAAGTCTCTACTGAAGTTATCCAAAACAGGAGTACTACTGTCTGAGTTCTGTTTTTGTTTTTTACTCATTTTTTCGTCGTCGTCCATTAAATCATTCATAGTAATTAATTTTTGTAAAGATGTATCAAATTTTGGACTTAACCAAACTTTGAGACAAAATGTCTTATAGTTTATTTATCAACTGACTTTTTGTCGTGATTAGTCTCACGGCACAAAAGTTGACTATCACAAAGATAAATAATAAACTTCAAAAACAAAAATTAAAAACATGATGTACGCTTCAGAATTTAATGACCTATTCGACACATTCTTTAACAACAGAGGTCGTAACAATTTTAATTACAGCACAACAGTCTTGAAAAATGGTTCAGACGAAACTTATGAAATTAATCACACAAAAGATGGTGCATACCTATTCTTTGAGGCACCAGGTTTCAACAAAACCAATTTGAAGGCTGAAATGGAAGACGGAGTCCTCTACATTAATGGTAAAAGAACCTACAAATTAAATGGTGAAGAAAAAACAAAAACAATTAACAAGGAATTCAAAATCGGTGATGGTTATAATGCATCTTCAATCGAAGCAACTATCGAAGATGGTATGTTAACTGTGTTTGTACCAAACTACAAAAAACAAGATAAGAAAAGAATTAGTATTCTTTAAGATTCAATAATGGACATCCGTAAAACCCTCATCATTTTGGTGGGGGTTTTGTATTTATAAATATGAAACCATATTTTGAATTAATTCAAGACAGTTTAGCCCTTAGAAATTTATTGGACGTTTATTTGGAGATGAGAAAACACTTTCAAGAGTTGGGTTTTAGTGAATCTGATTTGGATGACCCTCCAACATATACAATGAAGATGATGCGTTTACACGATAGATTTACTGATAGATTAAATTCTTTACATCGTATGATTAGTGATTATGGATTTAATATTGAACGTGATGAATTGGTAAATTATGTACATCCATTACTTTTAAAAATTAACGAAATAACACCTTTAAAAAATGGCGATAACAAGGGAAACAATACAGGGGACGAAGATAATCAACGAGATTAAATCTTCCAATATTAAATCTGCAGAATACGATACAGAGTCAAAGAAACTCATTGTTGAATTTAACAACGGATTCAAATATGAGTATGACGAAGTACCCCATCAGACATACACCAAATTTAGGATGGCAGAATCTCAAGGTAAGTTTTTCACAACAGATATTTCCAAAAAGTTCAAATACAAAAAACTATAACACTCTGACTATTTATTTAGGATGAGTATTACAAAAAAAATTCTTGATAGTTTTTCAATTAGGGATACCTTGAACCCAAAAGTTTGGGAAAATCCTGAAGACCCAAAAAAAGCAATTTTGAAAGACAAAGTTCAAAAGGCTTTACTACGCATTGCCGAAGAATTTATCGATGATTTGGGTGATGATATTTTTGTTGAAGACATATACCTTATGGGTTCTTTAGCCAATTACAATTGGTCAGAATATTCAGATTTTGATTTACACGTTATTGTAGATATGGAAAGATACGGTAAAGAAAAAGAATTATATGTTGAACTTTTTGATTTGAAGAAGAAGTTATTTAATTCCAAGCACGATATTAAGATTTATGGATACGATGTAGAGTTGTACGCACAAGGTTCAACTGATGAACATCATAGTGATGGTGTATATTCTATAATGGACAATGAGTGGATTCATAGACCAACAAAAACACATCTAAAATTGAATATGGATGTTTTGAAGAAAAAAATTGATTCTTGGACAAGCAAGATAGATGATACCATTGAAGATGCTAAATCTAGCGGTAATGTTGAAAGTTTAAAAAAACTTAAAGACAAACTAAAAGACTATAGACAGTCGGGATTGAATAAAGAAGGAGAATTCTCGTACGAAAATCTTGTTTTCAAATATTTGAGAAGGTCAGGTTATATTGGAAAACTTTTTGATGAAAAAACAAAAATCAAAGACAAAGAGTTATCTATTGAAAGAAAATTAGAGGAATCAATCTAAGTTTAGTATTTATTGTATTGTGATAGGCAAAATTTAATTATTTGCTGTAATCGTATATTTATAAAGAAAAAATAAATGGCTTTAGTAACATATCTCGTAGGTTCGTGTTCTGGTGGTCCTGCAATACTTGTTGATTTCGATAGTAGCAATTTACCAGCAGTAAACGGAAATTATTATCTAACTTTCACAGGGGCAACAAGTGAAGGTTGTTATGATATAATTGATAACGCTGAACCTGCAACAGGTGTTGATATGGTTGCAACATTATCATCAGATTATGGAGATTGTGCCACTTGCCTAGCGGTCGTTACTCCTACTCCTACATCAACAGCTACACCAACTAAAACTCCAACACAAACAGCAACACCTACAGATACTCCATCAGTTACTACAACACCTACAGATACACCAAGTGTTACTCCAACACCATCAGTTACTACATCAGCAACTCCTACAGGTACACCTAGTGTTACTCCAAGTGTTACACCAACGGATACCCCTGGTAATACACCAAGTGTAACCGCTACCTCCACAGTGACTCCAACATTAACAGCATCAAACACACCAACACCATCAGTTACCGCAACTCAAACAGGAACACCAGCAGTTACACCAACTGCTACGGCAACAGCTGCGGTTACTTCAACCCCAACGCCAACAACTACAAAAACTCCAACACCGACACCAACACCTCCAGGGTTTTGGTTAATCACAGATTGTATCGGTACTTCGTGGAGTGTAGAAATTACGGGAGTGTCTCCAACAATTGGAGATATGTACATCTTCACATTTGATAATAATAATTTAGACTATAACTGTTACTTCGTCACTGATACCAGCTATGGTCCAATAGTTGCAACAGCAACATTCCTAAGTGGTCCTTACGTAGACTGTGCCGAGTGTGGAGTTGTTTACACAGGTACATCAGTAAACCAATTCTACGAGTATACCGCAGAAATGGAAGGTTCCTTCAGTGGAGGTACATTACCTCCAGGGACTCAAGTACCACATCCTGGATTTGCAACAGAGAACGGGATAGCAGTCCAACTAAACGCAGTACTCTTAGGAGGAGTAAACGGATTAAATAGTTAAAAAAAACAATAGTTTATAATATGGCAGACTTAAAACCAATTGGAAGTGAAAAGCTCACAGGCCAAGACAAGATAAAAAGAATTATGGAAATTGCTCGTTTTAAAGAGAATATTCCTAATACATTGAATGAAACTAGTAGAAGCGAATACGGTATCAATCTTGCTGATGGGAAGTCCTATGAAATTGTAAAAGAAAGACAAGGATACATCATAAAGAAAGTTGTAACTGAAGGAGTTACAGAATATATTGAACCAATGAAAAATAGAAAATACTATTCTTCATATTCACAAGCTTTCAAAAGATTGAATTTATTTGCTGCCGAGTTAAATAGATTAAACGAAAACGAAGAAGGTGTTTCACTTTTTGGAGAACAAAAGAAATTTGTTCTTAAAACTCCAAAACCAGCAGCGGAACCCGCTCCTGAAGCAATGGCGCCACCAATGGCTCCACCACCAGTTCCTTCACCTGAACTTCCTCCTTCACCTGATGCTATACCTCCTTCACCTGAAGGTGGTGACCCAGGTATGGGTGCAGAAATGCCGATGGATATGGGAATGGATATGCCTGATGAAGGTATGGGTGCTCCTGAAGGTGAGGAAATTTCAATGGATGCTGAAGTAGATACAGAAATGGGTGGTGATGTAGAAGAAAAAGTAACATTCAAAACAATTCAAAAACTTACAGGAAAACTAACTCAGAAAATTAGAACTCTCGATAATGAAGAAGGCATGACTTCTGAAAATATTAAGTATGTTATCAACATGGTATTATCATCACTTGATTTGGGTTCTCTTTCTGAAGAAGATAAAGAGGACATCATGTCGAAATTTGACGAGGTTGAATCAGAAGACGAAATGGGTGGAATGGAAGATATGGGACCTGAAGAGGACATTACATCAGATACAGAAGTAGAAGATATTCAAGCTGATATGGACGTACCTGTTGAAGGTGAAATGCAAGAGAGAATGGGTAACGGTGCAATTTTTGATAGTATTTTTGGAGAATCAAAAGTAGATAAAGTAATTTCAAAGTATTTTGAAGTAAGTAAAAAAGAAATCCTTGAAAACAGAGAGAAATTTGTACAGAAGAAAAGACAAAGCACTATTTCGGTTAAAAGACAAATGGTGGAGGTTCAAAGATTGGTTGAGAGTGTTGAACAAAAATTGGCGGCTCAAAAGTTTTTGGAAGAAAACACTAAAGCAACTATTGTTGGGAAAACTAATAAGAAAAATTTAGTTTTTGAAAACAAAGGTAAACAAGTTAAAATTTCACCTGAAGGATTGTTAGTATGAGTAAATTGATATACGTAAATGGATTAGGACCTAACTATAAGGGAGATAATCTTTACGAATTCATTTTCTCGGATACTACGGACGTATGGGGAGATTCTTGGGAGAGTAAACCATCAAACGGTTATCCAACTCCACCCGAGTTAAAATATATCAAAAAGGTGGGAGTTCTGAGAAATACCGATATAAAGTTGGAATTGATTCAGAACTCCGATTTTTTTTCTATGATAGACGCAATGGATGATGTAGTTGCGTTAGCCTGGGAATCCGAAGATGAAACCAACAAAGGAAGATTAGTTTTCAGATTTGGTCAAACAGAACAAGAAATAAAAGATAAACTCTATGAAAGAGATTTAATCTTAGAATTTGAAAAGAAAGAGGTTTATGAAAAATAACATTAAAGCTTACGAATTGATTGAGAAAGGCTTATCAGCCAAGACTGTTTCAAAATTGAATGAATCACAGATTGAAACACTTTATAAAAAATTGGTGATTTCTGAGCAAGTAACAGAAGTACCAACAAAGAAAACATTTAAAGTAGGTCCTAAGGGAGGTAAAGTTGGTAATGTTATGGTTTCCACTGACCCAAACACGAAAGAAGTTATAGTAACTACTGAAACTGAAATGACTGAGGATGAAACAGATGATGTTACAGACAAGAACGCTTTGGGTGCAGACGCACTCCAAAATCTTACAGGTCAGGAAGCACCACATGATGCTAATGATATGGCACCTGATGGTATGGATGATGATTCAGATAACAACAGAAAAATGATGGGAATGTCTGAAGAAAAAAACAAACCGAACCCATGGGCTATTTGCCATTCTCAAGTTGGACCGAAAAAATCAAGAAAATGGGAAAGATGTGTAAAAGAAGTAAAAAAACAGTTGGGAGAAGGAAAAAATCCAGTATCTTTGTTTCTTGAAAACGAAATTATGAAAATTGTGGAAAAAAACTTACCTCCAAGAATAACTAAAGGTGATTTAGTTAAGTATCTTTCAGAAGCTGGTCCAGCCACAGCACCAACCAAACCTGCACCTGGTACAAAGCCAGGAACGAAACCTGGTAAACCTGACCCAAGACCAAGACCTAAACACCCTGGTAAGAATCCAAATCCTGGTGAAAACCCTGCACCAAAAGCAAAAAAGGTTTCTCCTGAAGTTGCAAAAGATGAAGTAATGGATTTGATTATGAAATTATTAGAAAAATAAGATGGCAAAGAAATTAAAAGAACAAATCAATTACGGGGATAGACCCGAAAGAATGGACCCGAATTTGGAAAGAAAACTTGGGGACCCTGAAAGTTTATATGCCAAGAACCCATCGATGAAAAAAGGAGTGTCCGATGTTCAAAGATTGGTGAGCTCCCGATTTGGTAAAGTCGCTGATAAATTGAAACAAGTTACAGGAAATCAGAATATTGGTTCAAGACAAGTTCAACAAATGATTTATCAAGAAATGATGAGTCGTTTACCGAACATCATGAGAATTGAAGGTAGACATAGAGATGAACTTGAACAATTAGCAGTTGAGGCTTCTTTGGAAGAATTGCAGGTACCTGAAGATTGGTTTACAATTGAACCCTACTTAAATAGAGCCCCAATAGACACATCAAATTTCAGATACGAGCCAGATGAAGATGATGAAGAGGAAGAAGATGATGAGAAACCAAAATTATCTATTCCATCTTTTGATGTCGAAGATTTGACTGATGAAGAAATTTTAGAACTCGAAAAACATAAGAGAAATATTATCAATGCAATCATCCAAGGGGCAGCGAAAAAAGGTCATTACCTTTTCCAAAAACCTGAGGTCAAGGCTAGATTAGATGCTATCGACCCATCTCTATATAGAGATTATTTGGGTATTATGGCAATCAACGATTTCCTTTATTTCACAATGGAACAAATGATTGAGATGATGAGTCAAACAGGTCAAGGAGTTGCAGGTAAAGTTGAATTGAGTGATAGCGGCCCTGATGACGAAGAAGAAGGTGGAGAAGAGTTTGAAGAAAAACCTGATACTGTAATCAAAGCTTTTGGTATGATGTTTCCAATCCTCTGCCATGAGATTATTAAAGGTGTTGAAGAAGCCAAAGGTAGATATGGTTTACCTCAAGACCAAGGAATGAGACAAAAGGTTCAAGGTCAGGTAGATTTACTTTCCAACGAACCAATGCAGTTAAGAATAGGTCCTGAAATTGTTGAAAAAATTAGATTTGCATTACCCGATGCAATGTTTGACGACGAAAACAAAGGTCTGATAAACTGGTTTCACATTCAGTTATACCAAATACCTGCCGAAGAATTTTTAGAGATTATAGGAAATGCTATTTCCGAAGACCAATCCAAAGTCAAAAAGGCTACACAAAGATTCGATGAAATTATGAAAGAAGCTCAAGAACTCAAAAGAGAGTATGATGACTATAAGGAAGAAAATGGTACAGACTCTGAAGACGAGGACGATGAGGATGATTTGGATGATTTCTTAGGTGGTTTAGGTATATCGATGCCTAAATAATCCACATAGTGACTAAAGAACAATTAATTATAGAAGTTACAAAGTGCATGAGGAGTACTCCTTATGCACTTAAAACTTATTTACAAACGTACGATAACACAGTTCAGAAATATGTCCCTTTGGATTTGTTTCCCGACCAAGTTTCTTTGATTGAGGACTACGATAACTACAACGAAAATATTGCATTAAAATATAGACAGGCTGGTGTATCTACAGTCACCGCAGCTTGGGCTTCAAAAAAACTTGTATTTGCCAAGAAAAACAAACCAGAAAAAATTCTGATTATTGCCAACAAATTGGATACCTCCGTTGAGATGGCAAACAAAGTAAGGGGTTTCACTGAACAGTGGCCTTCTTGGGTTGGTGTAGGTTTTTCAGCGGAAAAAAACTCACAAAGACATTTCAAGTTAACTAATGATTGTGAAGTAAAAGCGGTTGCAACTTCTAAAGATGCACTTCGTGGTTATACTCCAACTATATTGATTTTTGATGAGGCGGCGTTCATCGAGGCAGATAATGATTTCTGGTCTGCTTGTATGGCCTCACTTTCTACAGGTGGTAAAGTTATAGTAATATCCACACCAAACGGATACGACGCAATTTATTACGACATCTACGACCAAGCCTTAAGAAACATGAATGAGTTTAAAATCTCTGAAATGTTTTGGTATCGTGACCCACGTTATACTCGTGATTTGTATATGGTCAAAACTAATGATTTGGTACATTTCCTTTTGAATAGAGAAGATTATCCCTCAGATACCATTGTAGATTTATCTATAGATAATCCATATGATAGAGACCATTCAATAACAACTGATTACATTGAAAAGGGTTACAAACCCTGTTCAGCTTGGTTTGAAGGGATGGTAAAAAAACTCAAGTTTGATAGAAGAAAAGTTGCACAGGAATTGGAATGTAATTTCTTGGGTTCAGGTGATAACGTTTTTGAATCCGAATTAATGCAAACAATTGCTAAGAACCAACTCAGAGAACCATCCGCAAAACTGATGGGAGGTTCCCTTTGGATTTTTAAAGAACCTGAGAACAGTCATAAGTATGTGATGGGTGTTGACGTATCAAGGGGAGACTCAGAAGATTTTTCATGTATTGAAATAATTGACTTTGATGAAAGAGAGCAGGTTTTAGAATACGTTGGAAAAGTTCCCCCTGATGTAATTGCTGAAATAGCCTTCAAATGGGGGTCAATGTATAATGCTTTTTGTGTTATTGATATTACAGGTGGAATGGGTGTTTCTACTGCAAGGAAAATGCAGGAAATGTCTTATCCCGCAGGTCTATATGTTGATAACGTTGACCCATCCAAAAAATGGAAATGGGACCCAAAATTGAATGAGAAAATCCCAGGTATAAATTTCAATTCCAAAAGAGTACAAATTATATCCGCTTTCGAAGAAGCAGTCAGACATGGATTCAAAACCTATTCTCACCGCCTATACAATGAAATGAATACTTTCATTTACGTAAATGGAAGACCAGACCACCAAAAAGGTCATCACGACGATTGTATAATGGCGATGTCCATGGCTATATATATTGCTGAAAAATCATTCCAGTCATTACAAAAAGTTGTAAATCACACTAAAGCCATGTTGAATTCCTGGTCAACAGCAATCAACGAAAACAAAAACACATCTGAATTTTTCAACCCAATGGTTCCTCAAATGGGTAGACAAAATCCAAATTCACAAGGTCCAACCAAACAGGACTACCAAAAATATGGATGGTTATTTGGTGCAAAATAACTATTTATATTATCAAGGTAAGAAGTAAAATTGTAATATGGCTGAAAAGAATTTAACGGTTTGGCAGAGGTTGTCGCAAACATTTGGTCCTAACTCATTACTCGGACAAGATTATCCAACATTCAAGTTTGATAAAAAGGAATTACTACGTACTAAAAGTAGAGAAGAGTATGAGATGGAAAAGTTGCAAGCGCAACAAACTTACTATCTTACAAATCAATGGGCGAAAGTAGAGAATAATCTTTATTCTCAAGCAATTTATTATGAGCCAACTCGTTTATCTGCACAATATGATTACGAGTCAATGGAATATACCCCTGAAATTTCAGCAGCTTTAGACATTTATGCTGAAGAGTCTACTACAACAAATGAAGATGGATTCATACTTCAAATTTATTCGGAATCCAAGAGAATCAAAGGAGTTTTAGCCGATTTATTCAACAACAATTTAGATATTAACACTAACTTACCGATGTGGACAAGAAACACTTGTAAGTACGGTGATAATTTTGTGTACTTGAAATTAGACCCTGAAAGAGGTGTTGTTGGATGCCAACAGTTACCAACAATCGAAATAGAAAGACATGAGGTTGGGGTTAGTGCAAAAATTTCTGTCGATATAACTCAGGAATTGGACAAAGACAAAAAAGCTCTTCATTTCACATGGAAGAATAAAAACATGGAATTTCAATCATGGGAAATTGCTCACTTTAGACTTTTAGGTGATGATAGAAAACTTCCTTATGGAACGTCTATGTTAGAAAAAGCAAGACGTATTTGGAAACAACTTCTGTTGTCTGAAGACGCGATGTTAATCTATCGTACATCAAGAGCACCTGAAAGAAGAATGTTCAAAGTGTTCGTTGGTAACATGAATGATGATGATGTTGAAGCATACGTACAACGTGTTGCCAATAAGTTCAAGAGAGAACAAATAGTAGACTCTAAGACAGGTAATGTTGATATGAGATTCAACCAAATGGCGGTTGACCAAGATTATTTCATTCCTGTACGTGACCCAGCGGCACCTGACCCAATTACAACTTTACCAGGTGCAACAAACTTATCTGAGATTGCGGATATTGAATATATTCAAAAGAAACTATTGACGGCTCTTCGTGTACCTAAAGCATTTTTAGGTTTCGAGGAAGTAGTTGGTGATGGTAAAAACTTATCTTTACAGGATATCAGATTTGCAAGAACGATTAACAGAATCCAAAAAAGTATGTTGGCAGAACTTAATAAAATTGCCATCGTACACTTATTCCTTTTAGGTTTTGAAGATGAATTACAAAACTTCACATTAGGATTAACGAACCCGTCTACACAAGCCGACCTTCTTAAAATTGACGTTTGGAAAGAAAAAATATTGTTATACAAAGATTTGGTAGCAGACCCTGGAAATGGTATTCAAGCAACATCTTCTACTTGGGCTAAAAAACATATTTTCGGATGGTCAGATGAAGAAATTAGACTTGATTTACAACAACAAAGAATCGAGAGAGCTGTAGGTGAAGAACTGAAAGCAACACCAACAGTAATCAGTAAGACAGGGTTGTTTGATAACATCGATAAATTATACGGAAATACTTCAGGAGGAACACCTACCGCAGGAGCGGCAACCACACCAGGAGGAACTGAAGAATTAGGAGGAGCAGCACCACTACCACCACCTCCACCAGGTGGTGAGGAACCACTACCACCACCTCCACCAGGAGGTGAAGCACCTGCGGGAGTAACACCTGAGTCAACCAAAAAGGACATGAACATTTTATTAGAAAATAACCTTTTTGAGAAGTCTAAAGCTATTGATTTAAGTAATGCCCAACAATCTTTGGGAGAAATTGAAAAAGAACTTGAAAAGTTGTTGAACTCATAGTATTTATAGGATAAATAAATAAAATGACTTTCGGCCAAATCAAATCCCTCATCGAAAAAAACCTTCTCGAGTCTTACAAAAATGAGAATGAGTTTAAGAAAAGACTACGCGAATTCAAACATAATGTTTTGAATAATAAATCAATTTCTAAAGTTTATAACCTTTACGACCAATTAAGTACACCACAAGGACTAAGTGAGTCTGACGCCAAAGAATTTATTGACGAAGGAGTAAATCTACTCCAAAGAATTTTACCTTCAATCAAACTTCCGAAGTCATTAGAAGAAGAAGTAGAAAACAATTACAAACACATTGATACTTTAGTTTATACAAAGAATACAAGTATAAAAGATAGAATTAATGCGAAGAAGAATATTGAATCAGTTCTGAAAGAACAAAAAAGTTCGATGAAGGAGTCAATCAACATACCCGTAACTTCAATGGTAAAAATTGCAAATCAGACTCTGAGGAATTACATTGAAACTATGGATGAAAATTCTAAAAAAGAATTTTTCCAAATTGTTTCTGAAGATAACAAAAACTTAGAGGGTAAGTTTGAAGAGTTGAAAACCAGTGCAATTTCCAAATTACAATCTATTTTGGAAAATGAGAATGAAGGCGACGTAAAGACAAAAATTAACGAAACTATCAATAAGTTAAAAGATGAAAAATTCGACCAATTGAATTTTTTGAAACTTAAAAACTTAGAAAGCTCTCTCTAAGAATTCTTAACTTTATTTGTATAAATCGCTTTTAAAAGATTTTTTCTTTTTTTAACCGAAGGTTTTACGTATTCCTTTCTATAAAGAAGCTCCTGATTTTGCTTTGTTTTAATTACCTTTGACTTCAAAGTTTTTAAAGCTCTCTCAAGATTATCAGTATTTTGAATGTTGACTATTAGCATATATTACAAATATCTCAAATTTACAAGAAAATTTTGACTATCATGATTATATGTGGTATTTTTTATAAAAATAAACTACATAACATGAAAATTAATGAAGAAGGGAAAAAGTGTAAAGTTAAAGCTATTCACTCCAATCAAATCTAGTTACGGAACGGTAGATTCCAAAAATTTAAAATCATTATACATAAACATACAATCTTGGGTAACACCTAAATATGATACAGACAATTGGAACAGAGTTGTTGGTATCTTGAGTAGAGAAATCAAACATTCGGTTTTCAGCTCAATAAATACTGAGTATTTCAGAGAACAAAGCATCGTAGATTTAGACTTGAGAACAAGTGGTATTGCGTCAGGGAAAAAGTCTTTTTTCAACTTAGAAGTAAATTTATATGTAAAGACACAAATGGATTTTAAATCCAAAGAGGTTAAAGATTCAGTCAAAAATATTGTGAAATCTATTTTCAAAGATAATATTTCTAACAACAAGTACTTCGAATTTTCTCTAACCAAGAAGACAGAGCTCAATAAAGTTGAATAACCAATATATTTATCTAAAAAAGCTTAATGAAAAATTTGAGAATATTAGAGGCGAATGAACTTGGTCATGGAATTTTAATTGAAATGGATGCGGGGTTTGTTTCACCTAAAGATGAAAAAAATATAAAAGTTTTACAAGAAGCCGCAAATTTAGATTATAGAAATCCTTTTGAATTCTACGCGGTTCTTCAGAAATACGACACACCAAACAGAAATGGTAGATTTTATCCTGAAAAAATCCTAAAGAGAGAAGCTGATAATTACAAAAAAATTATATCCAAAGGACTTTCAACTTCAGAACTAAATCACCCTGAATCATCCTTGATAGATTTGGATAGGGTTTCACATCTTATAACAGACATATGGTGGGATAAAAATATCCTAATGGGTAAATTAAAATTATTAACGACACCAGGATTTCATGAAAGAGGTATAGTTTCATCCAAAGGAGATGTTGCAGCAAACTTGATGAGACAAGGAGTTACACTTGGTATATCCTCGAGGGGTGTAGGTTCACTTAAAAAAGTAGGAGAAAGAAACGAAGTACAAGACGATTTCGAATTAATTTGTTTTGACTTAGTGTCTTCACCGTCCACACCTGGGGCTTACCTTTTTACCAATCCTGACGATAGGTCAAAGTATGAAGAAAATTTAGAAGAAGAAAAAAAGAACCGTGAAAAACAAACTGAGCCAATGGAGAAATCTATTGACTTGATGAAAAAACTTACTCATTATTTAGGAAAATAATTATATGGACGAGAAATATTTTGTTGCAAAAATTCAGTATGAACTTCCTGATGATAATACAGGAAAAATTAAAAAAATTAGAGAAGAGAAACTTGTAAAAGGTTTTTCTGTAACAGATGTTGAGGCTAAGGTTACAAAAAGATATGAGTCTTTTTCATACGATTGGAGAATAACATCAGTCTCGGAGAGTAAAATCGACGAAGTAATAGAAAAGTAAAAGTGGTCATCGACCACTTTTTTTGTTTAATAACATATTTATAAGAAAAAAAATATGTTATTCAACTTAGTATATAAAAACAGTTCAGACGACCAATTTTACATCACATTGAGTGGTGCTAATATGTCTTCTGCAATATTATATTGTGACGCAAATAATTTTGTTCCTCAACAAATTCTACTTCAGAATTTTGATTTGTTGTTGAATAACCCATCCCAATCTACTTGTTTTTTAGTTGGACTTAAAGATAATTCAACAGGAAATCCAAGCACAACCATGATTTACGACAGCTACTCAAACGTGAATTCTTGGATTCAATCACAATCAAATAAGACATTAGTTAACTTGGCTTTATTAAATAGACCATTTGTACAAGCCTAAAATAAACTTTTTCTCTATTAGACACTATTTATAGAGTAAAATAATTAATTTTTTCATGCAAGAAACTAAAAACGTAGTTGAAGAGGCGCTCATTCAAATGAAAAATGTTGAAGAGGCTATCGCCGAAAATGCAAAAGGAATACTTGCTTCTACAATGAAGGAAGAAATCAATCAATTAGTAAAAGAATCTCTTTCAGAACAAGATGATGAAACCGAGGTTGATGCAGAGGTAGACATGGACATGGATGACGAAGAGTTAGACATGGATGTGGATGCTGATAATGAAGAAGACATGGACATGGAAATAGATATGGACATGGATTCTGATGAAACTCCAATAGATTTAACTGACGCTTCCGATGAGGAAATTCTGAAAGTGTTTAAGGCAATGGGAGAAGAAGATGGTATCATCGTAAAAAAAGACGGTGAAGATATTCATCTTTCTGATACTAACGCAGACACTGAATACCTTGTTAAGCTTGGTGAGTCTGAAGAAGACAAAAATTTAGAAGAAATGCAAATGGACGAAATGGACGACGTTGATACACAGAGTGTAATCGACGCAATTTTTTCAAATGATGGTAACATCGAAGACGACCAAGAAATGGAAGACGACGAAGAAGTTATGTACGAAATCGAATTCGAAGATGATGACGATGATGAAGACATGATGGACGAATCTGACGACATGCTAGATGAAGAAGATGACGAAGACCAAATGGACGAGTCTGACGACATGCTAGATGAAGAAGATGATGAAGACATGATGGACGAGTCTGACGACATGTTAGATGAAGAAGATGACGAAGACATGATGGATGAAGATGATGATATGTTGGATGAAGCATACAACCACAAAAAGGCAAAAAAATCCGAAACGAAAGAGGGTAAAATGTCTGTAAAACCTAAAGGTGTTGGAATTGGTAGCGGTCCTAAATTCAAATATAAGGACAAAGCAGCTGGTGGATTCAAAGAGGACAAAAAAGAAGGTCCTAAAATGATGGGAACTGGCAAACCTAAATTCGAATACAAGAAGGGTGAAAATATGGCTGGAAAATCCAAAGTTGTAAAGAAGGCAGAAACTAAAGAAGCTGCAAGAACTTATGGAAATGGTTCAAAAGAAGGTAGAGGTTTGAGAAAAGGCATCAGCAATAACAGAAAATATGTTTATAGCAACAGTGGTGTTAAAGTAGAATCTTTAGAAGCTGAAATCGCAATGTTGAGAGAGAAAAATGAAGAGTACAGAAAAGCACTTAATGTATTCAGAGAAAAACTGAACGAAGTTGCAATCTTCAATTCAAACTTAGCATATGCTACAAGATTGTTCACAGAACATTCAACTACTAAGAAAGAGAAAATTAACATCTTGAGAAGATTTGACGATGTTGAATCTTTAAAAGAATCAAAATCTCTTTATAAATCAATGAAAGATGAGTTATCAAAAACTGAAACAAAATCTATCAATGAGTCGGTTGAAAAGAAAATCAACAATACTGTATCATCAGGTTCAGCAGTAAACTTAATTGAATCTAAAACATACGAAAATCCTCAATTCTTAAGAATGAAAGACTTAATGTCTAAGTTGGGGTAAAAAAAATAAAAATAAATAAAAACTAAAAAATACTCAAAATGGGAGCATTATTAGAATCAGGTCTTGTTGGTAACATCGGTCTTAAGCACCTTAAGGTTATCAAAGAAGACACAATCACAAAATGGGACAAATTAGGATTCTTAGAGGGTCTTAAAGGTCACATGAGAGAAAACGTAGCTCAACTTTATGAAAACCAAGCTTCTTATTTAATCAACGAAGCTTCATCTACATCTGATACAGGTGCATTTGAAACTGTTGTATTTCCAATCGTAAGAAGAGTGTTCTCTAAGTTGTTAGCTAACGACATCGTTTCAGTACAAGCAATGAACTTACCAATCGGTAAATTGTTCTACTTCGTACCAAACATTCAGAGCTATGACCCAGCTGCACCAGCAGGTCTTAATCAACACTATTCACCATATGGTGCACCAGGAGGTCCAACATCTCCAAATGCTGGATACAACTATAACGACGGTAGAGACCTTTACGATAGATTTTATGAAGGTAACGAACCAGCGTTAGACCCACCAGGTTTATTCGATTATTCAAAGGGTTCTTTCACATCTGTAACTTCTGCAATAACTTCAGTTGTAACAGCTCAGTGGAACAACACAACTTTGAATCTTGAACCAGCAGCTTACGCTACTGATAACTACAGAAAAGTACTTGTTATCATGAGTGGTTTCGCTTCTGACGGAGCAGGTAAGTTAATCGGTCCTGATGGTAACCCAATCGACACAGAATCTTTCTTGTCTGATTTGACTATCTACGGTGTATCTGCAAACCCAACAACAGCGGGTGGTGGTCCTTACCTTTTCAGAGTTGTAACTCAAAGATATGGTAAAGGTATCGTTCAATACGGTAATAACAACGCACAATTGGATTTCCCAGGTTCGTTAACTGATGGCGGTCAATACGACAACATCTGTGACGTTGCTGGTAACATCTATCTTGAAATTGACCTTCAAGTTCCTGTATGTATCACATGCGGTGGTTCTATGGACGGTTACACAGGTTCTACATTCTCATCTACAACTGCTGATAACGCAGCGTTCTCAGCAACTTATAGATTATATAAGAACTTGGAATTCGAAGATAAGATTGGTGAGGTTTCATTTGACCTTATGTCTGTAACAGTTTCTGTAACAGAAAGAAAATTAAGAGCTCAATGGTCACCAGAAATGGCACAAGACGTTGCAGCATTCCACAACATCGACGCTGAAGCTGAATTAACAGCTTTATTGTCTGAGCAAGTTGCGGCTGAAATCGATAGAGAAATCTTGAGAGACCTTAGAAAAGGTGCAGCTTGGAACTTAAGATGGGATTACAACGGATGGAAGAGATTAGGTGGAAGTGCACAACCTTACACTCAGAAAGACTGGAACCAAACATTGATTACTGCAATCAACCAGCTTTCAGCTCAAATCCACAAATCAACTTTAAGAGGCGGTGCAAACTGGATTGTTGTATCATCTGAAATCTCTGCGATTTTCGATGACTTAGAATATTTCCACGTTTCAAACGCAGCTCCTGAGCAAGACCAATACAACATGGGTATTGAAAGAGTAGGAACTCTTGCTGGTAGATACCAGGTTTACAGAGACCCTTACTTCCCACCAAACCAAGTGTTAATTGGACACAAAGGAACTTCGCTTCTTGATACAGGTTATATCTACGCACCATACGTACCTTTACAACTTACTCCAACAATGTATAACCCATTCAACTTCACACCTATCAAGGGTATCATGACTAGATACGCTAAGAAAATGGTTAACAACCGTTTCTATGGTAGAATC